GGGCGCGGAGGGCCCGGTGTTTTTGGCGAAAAAATTCAAAAAAAATTGAGCATTTCGTTACGCTTACAGCCGTACTTGGCACTACTGTTATAGCCGTAGAGCCTTATTTTATGGGCGTTTCAGGGCAATTTTGCAATTCCTGAAAGAAGGAACACGAAGGAACATTCGTTTATGCTAAAATAGTACCGTGGATAAATTCACAGAGCGGAGACTACGGAGCCTTTCAGAGTAAAAGGACGACGGCGCTCCGCTTTTTCTTTGGAGGTCGCCGCATGAGGATGGAAAAGCGCAGGCTTTCGGAGCTTATCCCTGCGGACTACAACCCTCGCAAGGCGCTTACTCCGGAAGATGAAGAATACCAGAAGATTAAAAACAGTATTGAGAAGTTCGGATATGTTGATCCGATTATCATAAACGAGGACGGAACGATCATAGGCGGCCACCAGCGCCGCGCGGTTCTTCTTGATTTAGGTTTCGACGAGGTAGATGTTATCGTTGTTGCCTTGGAGAAGAATGACGAAAAGGCTCTCAATGTTGCTCTGAACAAGATTTCGGGCGAGTGGGACCAGAAAGCCTTAAAGGACTTGCTTGTAGAGCTTGACCTTTCAGAGTACGATTTCACGCTTACGGGCTTTTCCCAGAAAGAGCTTGACGACTTGATAGAATTAACGGACTTTGAAGCAGAGGTTTCAGAGGACGGCTACGATTCAGAGGCGGCATACTCCGAGAGCAAAGAGACGGAATCTATCGTAAAGCCGGGCGAGGTTTGGCAGCTTGGCGACCACCGGCTCATGTGCGGAGATTCAACGAAGAAAGCGGATGTTCACAAGCTTCTCGGAGAAGAACGCCTCGACCTTGTTATTACGGATCCTCCGTACAATGTAAACTACGAGGAAAAGGCAGCAGCCTTAAATGAATACCGACCAAACAATAACGGCGCTATGAAGATTGAAAACGACCTGATGGACAAAGGGTCGTTTTATTCTTTCCTGCTTACCGCTTTTCAGAATATGGAGCAGTACATGAGGGATGGAGCCGCTGTCTACGTGTTCCACGCAGACATCGAAGGCTTGACCTTCAGACAAGCCTTCGATGATGCAGGCTTAAGGCTTTCCGAAGTTCTGATCTGGGAAAAGAACAATTTCGTTCTTGGCAGACAGGACTACCAGTGGAGACACGAGCCTATCCTTTACGGATGGAAAGAGGGAGCCGGTCATTATTTCGTAAACGACAGAACGCAGGATACCGTTATTTTAGAGGACGATGTAGACTTTGATTCCATGAAGAAACCGGAGCTTGTGGCGTACATAAAGGACATGATCCATAAATACGCAGACCAAACTACGGTTATCTTTGAAAAGAAGCCGATGAGCTCCAACTTGCATCCGACCATGAAGCCGCTTGAACTTATAGCGAAGTTCATGAAAAACAGCAGCAAGCGCGGCTGGAATGTAGGAGATTTCTTCGGCGGTTCAGGATCCACATTGATGGCAGCGGAGCAGTTAGGGCGTAACGCTTTCCTGATGGAATACGACGAGCACTACGCATCCGTTATCGTAAAGCGCTGGGAAGAATTTACCGGCAGAAAGGCAATCAGAATAGAGGAATAAACCATGGCAGACGAGCAGGACATGAAAGGTTATGCCAGCAAGGACACAATCTGCCGCCTGTTCGGATTGACAGGCCGCAGGATAGAGCAGCTTGTGGCCGATGGCGTTATTGATCGAGTAAAGACAAAAAGCGGCGAGGTTCGATTTGAGACAGCCCCGACGATTCAAAAATACATAAAGTATCTTTCGGACAAAGCATACGGAAGGGAGCGTTCAGATAAAGAAGCAGAGCTTAAGGAACAGAAGCTCCGCGCCGATGTTGCCCTGAAAGAATCACAAGGGGAACTTCACCGGCTGCGCACAGAGATTGCGCAAGGGAATTACATTTCGGTGGAGGAAGTTAAAGCGGATTATAGCCGCTTTTTTATTGTCTTCAAAAACTTCGCTCTTTCCATTCCCGGAAAAATGGCAGGGCGCTTATCGGGATTTATTGACCCGGTGGAAGTACGGGAGATTGAAAATGAATTGCAGAAAGAGGTTAAGAAGCTTCTTTCCGATTTCGTTTCAAGGGCAGTCGTGGAAAAAGCGGAGCCTGAAGATGTAACGAAGCCTAAAAAGAGAGGCAGACCTCGGAAGAATGCCGAGAAATAAGTTTACCGTCAAGGAATACCAAAGGGAAGCCCTGCAACTTCTTTGTCCGCCGGAGCAGTTATCCGTTTCAGAGTGGGCAGAGGAATACAGAATCCTTGACGCAAAATCAGCAGCCATGCCGGGTGCATGGCGAAACAGCGTAACGCCTTACCTTGTAGGCGTTATGGATGAATTCAATAATTACGAGACCGAGGAAATAATCTTTTGCAAGCCGACGCAGATCGGCGGCACGGAAGCCTTGCAGAATATGATCGGCTATATCGTTATGCAGGATCCCGCACCAACGATGATAGTTTACCCGACAGACACGCTGGCTAAGTCCATTTCCGAGAACCGCTTACAGCCGATGCTTAAGGCAACCCCGGAGATAAAGAAGAAATTCGATGAGAATTCCTCCCTCTTGGAACTTCAATTTGAGGGGATGTACCTTTCACTCGTTGGAAGCAACTCCCCTTCAGGACTTGCCAGCAAGCCTATACGCTTTCTGATGATGGACGAGGTAGACAAGTACCCCGGAGCCAGCAATAAGGAAGCGGATCCAATCAAGCTCGCAAGAGAGAGAACAAAGACCTTCCATAACCGGAAGATCTACATTACTTCTACGCCGACCATTAAAAGCGGCCATATATGGCAGGCAAAGGAAGGCGCGGACATTGAAAAACACTACTTCGTGCCTTGCCCGCATTGCGGAGAGTACATAGAGTTCGCGTTCTCGAACATTCGCTTTCCGAAAGAGGAAGGCATGAGCTACGCAGACAGAGCGGAGCTTGCAGCGTATGTGTGTCAGAAATGCGGCGGTATCATTACCGACAACGACAAGCATACGATGCTTCGCCTTGGAGAGTGGCGCACAGTTCGACATAACACGAAGTATGCAAGGAAAGTAGCCTTCTGGATAAATACCTTGTATTCGCCGTTCGTTCGGTGGTCGCAGATAGCGAAGGAGTTCTTAACCAGCAAGGACGATCCGGAAGAATTTCAGAACTTTGTAAACTCATGGCTTGCGGAACCTTGGGAAGATACGAAGCTTAAGACCAGCGCAGACCTCGTTATGGAAAGGCGAACAGACCTCCCTGGGCTTATCGTTCCTTCTTGGGCGAAAATGATCACCGGCGGCGTTGATGTTCAGGAAAATTCTTTATACTGGACAATCAGGGCGTGGGGGGATTTCCTTACCAGTCAGAACATAGCACACGGGCAAGCGCTTTCATTCGAGGAAATTGACAAGGTTATGAACCTTGAATATTACACCGAGGATGGTGTGCCTTTCATCGTTCGACTGTGCCTGATCGACTCCGGTGACCAGACGGACATGGTTTACGATTTCTGCGTACTTCATTCAGACTGGGCGCTTCCGGTTAAAGGATCCAGCCATGCGCAACTGTCTCACTACAAACTATCGAAGATAAATAGGGAAGGCAGCAGCGCAAACGGCATGACCCTTGTTCTGGTTGACGGCGGCAAGTACAAGGACATGATTGCCGGGCGTATGCAGAAACCGAACGGAAAAGGAAGCTGGATGGTTGCCGAGGATTGTGACGAGGAATACGCACAGCAAGTAACAGCAGAGCATAAGGTCAATGTAAAGAAAAACGGCGTGACAAGGCAGGAGTGGACTCCGAAAACGAGCCACGCCGACAACCATTACCTCGATACCGAGGTTTACGCCCTTGCGGCGGCAGACATTCTCGGTGTGCGTACCTTGCACCTTCAGACAGAGGATGTGCCGGACAGGCAGAACCCCGTCCAGCAGGAGCCGGAGACGCAAGAGGAACAATGGATAAAGGTACACGATAATTGGATAGGACAGAAAGGAGGCGGCTATGGCGGAGGAAACTAACACGATTCCGAAAACTACACAGGGAATGCTTGATGCAGTAAACGCGGCGATCTACGCCGTTACCGTAGGCGGCCAGTCCTACAAGATAGGTTCCAGATCGCTCACGAGGGCAGACCTGAAACAGCTATACGCGATGAGAAACGACCTCATGGCACAGGTAGCAGCCGAGAACACAACGGGCTTGCTTGATGATTGCTATGTAGCGGTCTTTGATGGGAGGTAAAGGCATGGGATTTATAGACAGTATCGTCGCTGCGTTTTCCCCGGAAGCAGCATATCGCCGGGAAGCGTACCGACAGGCATACGAAGCCTTAAAAAACTACGATGCCGGAAGCTATGACCGCCCAAACCAGAACTGGCGCGTAGGAAACCAGAGCGCCGAACTTACGGACCGATACAGCAGGGACGATGTTAAGGCGAGGGCGAGAGACCTTGAACGCAATTCCGACATCATGAATTCCGTTGTAGGAGCTTTCAAGCGGAATGTAGTCGGGAGCGGTTTTTCCATTCAGGCAAAGACGGAAGAACCGGAACTGAATAAAGAGATTGAGAGGGCATGGAAGCGGTGGTGCAAAAAAAGGAATTGCGATGTTACCGGAACCCAGAGCCTGAATCAGATCATAAGGATGGCTGTTGAGCGAAAGAAAATCGACGGCGGGATCCTTTTCGTTAAGAGGTACACGAGCGACGGATTTATCCCGTTCAAGCTTCAGATGATAGAGGTTGACGAGCTGGACGGAAGCACGCTGAACCCGAAAAAAGCGGGCAATAAGGTTGTAGGCGGTATCGAATATAACTCCTTTAATCGCCCTGTCGGTTACTTCATAAAGCAGTACGACATAGACGGCTACGGTATGAAAGAGCCGGTTTATGTTGAGGAAAAGGATGTTATTTTCTACTTTACAAAGAAACGCCCGACACAGCTCCGCGAGATGAGCGACATGGCGGCTACCATTCCGAGGGTAAGAGATGTAAATGAGTTCATGATGGCTGTGTCCGTTAAGGAGCGCATAGAAGCCTGTCTCTCCGTATTCATTAAGAGAAGCATACCGGCAACCGGCATCGGCAGACCGAACGGATCCACAACGGCAGGCGATAAGGTTTCTTACGACGGGAAGCTTCTTTCTCCCGGCATGATAAAGGAGCTTAACGCAGGCGATGAGATTCAGGTTGTAAACCCCGCAGGGCAGGGCGCAGATGCTACGAGCTTTACGAAGCTGCAGCAGAGACTTATCGGAGCGGGACAGGGTATCAGCTACGAGGCTACCAGCCGAGACATGAGCGAGGCGAATTATTCTTCCGCAAGGCAGGGTATGATCGAGGACGATCTTACCTACGGAGAGGAAAAAGAGCTCCTTATGGAAGTTCTGGACGAGATATATGAGACTTTCGTTATTTCAGCGGTGCTTTCAGGGGCTATTTCAATTCCCAGATTCTGGGAAGAAAAAGAGCGTTACCTTGCGCACGACTGGACACAGGAGCCTCGGCCTTGGATTGATCCACAGAAAGAATCCAACGCCAACAAGACAGCCCTTCAGACCGGACAAAAGACCTTTAAGCAGATTTCAGCCGAGAACGGCAGAGACTGGCGCGATCAGGTAGACGACATCGCCGAGGTTATCGAGTACGGCAAGGAAAAAGGCATAGACATTGAGTCCTACATTTTCGGCGTTAGGGACAGCAAGGAGGAAACGGATGGACGAGAAAACGAAGAATAGAGATACGGAGCGCAGCGGAACCCTCCAGCGATGCTTAACAGACTGCTCCATTAGAGCGGTTGAGGGCAACGCAAGGAAGTTCACGCTTTCCTTCAGCTCCGAAGAACCATACGACCGCTGGTGGGGAACAGAGATTCTTTCCCATTCAGAAGGAGCGGTTGACTTAACCCGCCTTAATTCAATCGGGTGCGTTCTTTACAACCATAACCGTGACAAGGTTATCGGTAAAATCCTTTCGGCAAAGGTTGAGGGAAACAGAGGAACGGCAGAGATCGAGTTCGACGAGGACGCGGAATCAGATACCATCTTTCAGAAAGTAGCCAGCGGAACCCTTAAGGGTGTGTCTGTAGGCTATATGGTCGAGGTCTGGGAAGATGTTGCTGCAAACAAAAAATCAAGCGACGGAAGATTTACCGGACCCTGCAGCATAGCAACCAGATGGACACCCTACGAGGTTTCCATCGTAAGCGTTCCGGCAGACCCAACAGTGGGCGTAGGAAGATCGCACCAGCCGGAACAGGAAGAAAAAAAGGGAGTAAGCGGCTTTTACTACAACGAAAAGCAGCTCCAAATAAACACTAATTTACTCAAGGAGGTAAAAAGAGCATGAGAAAAAAGTGGATTCAGAGACAGCAGGAGCTTCTGAACACGGCAAAAGCCGCTGGCAGAGAGCTTACTGCAGACGAGCAGACCGAGTTCGACGATCTTACCCGTAAGATTGAAGAATTCGACGCACAGCAGGAAGCAGAGCGTCAGGCGCAGGCTTCTGCAGCACAGGCACAGCCCGAGCAGGCAGAGGACTTGAACGCAGTACGCGAAGCAGAACGCAGCGCAGAGCGTTCCCGTATCAGGGAGATCGAAGCGATCTGTACTCATTTCGGCGTTGACGCAAGAGAGTACATCGACAACGGAACTTCCGTAGATGCTACCAGAAAGGCAGTTATGGAGAAGCTCATGCAGGACGGCGCGCCTATCAGACAGACAGGCAGTGCAGAAGTAACCAAAGACGGCGCAGACAAGTTCAGAGAAGCAGCATCCGACGCACTCCTGATGAGAGCAGGTATCGAGATCGAGCATCCCGCAGACGGAGCAAGAGAGCTGCAGGGTCTTTCCTTAAGAGACCTTTACATCGAGTGCGCTGCAAACGAGGGACAGACCGGTCTTAACCGTCGTAACAGCGACGAGCTGTTCACCATGGCACAGAGACAGTTTTTCAATCCTACCGCAGCCTTCCCCGCAATTCTTGATAACGCGATCAACAAGGCTTACGTTGAGGGTCATAAGACCGTTGCCGTAACATTCGACCGCATTACCAAAAAGGGAACCTTAAAGGATTTCAAGGTTGCCGATAACAAGTACCTTGCAGGTCCCGTCGGCGAGTTCTTGGAAGTTCCTGAAGGAAGCGAACTGAAGCACGATGTATGGGGCGATGAGAAGCTGCCTACCAGACAGCTTAAGACCTACGGCCGCCAGTTCACCCTGACCCGTCAGGCTTTCATCAACGACGATATCGACATCGTTACCAGAATCCCTGCGAAGTACGCAGCAAGCGCAAGAAAGACCATCAACAAGCAGGTTTATTCGATTCTTATCAATAACCCCGCTATCTACGATGGAGTAGCCCTTTTCCACAGCAACCACAAGAACGTGCTTGCAACCGGAACCGGCGTTACACAGGCAGCTATGCAGGCTATGATCATGGCATTGCAGACCCAGAACGATCAGTTCGGAGAAGCAATCATTGTTCGCCCTGCGAAGCTTGTAGTTCCCGTAGGCCTTGCCTTCGATTTCTACACCCTGTTCAACAGCCCTACCATCAACACCAGTGGTAACACTCAGGCAGTGAACCCTCTGTACCGTTACGCAAACCAGATCGAGATCGTAGAGGAACCTACCATCAATGTTCTTTGCGGCGGCTTTGGTAACACAATGCCTTGGTTCCTGCTTGGAGCTTCCGAAGATACCGACTTCATCGAGGTTGATTACCTTAACGGTCAGGAGATCCCGACTATCCGCAGAATGGAAGTTGCCGGACAGCTTGGCTTTGTATGGGACATCTACCTTGACTGGGGCATTAGCGTTATGGACTTCCGCGGCGCTATTAAGAATCCGGGCGTTCAGATCAACAGCCCTTTATCATGAGTTAAGGAGGTAGAAAATAATGGCTAAAGCGATTTATTGGCAGAGAGGCGAGACCCTCGATTTCACAAATGACGCAGTAGGAGCAACGAAGATTGATGCGAACACCATCGTTGCCCTTGATGCGATGGTCGGCGTTGCCGGAACAGATATCGCCGTAGGCGCTACCGGCAGCCTTCATGTAAGCGGCGTTTACGAGATGCCTAAAAGCAGCTCCAGCGCAATCGCACAGGGCGCACCCGTTTACTGGGATGGAACCGGCATCACCGGAACAGCTTCCACCAACACCCCCGCTGGTTACGCGGCAGCGGCAGCAGGAGCAAGCGATACGACTATTCTTGTAAAGCTGCTCGGATAAGGAGGCGCTTATGAGTAACACAAACAGCGGCGAGGGCAAAACCCTCGTCGCCCTTTATCCCATACTTTACCATTCCCATCAGTACAAGATCGGGGAGGAACTTCCCGTGAATGATCCGGATATGGTAGCCGCATGGCTTGAAGCCGGAACGGCAGAGTGGACGGATGGAGAAGAAGGGGAAGCTGAGGAAGCGGCAAAGGCTGTGCCTAAAACCGCGAAGCCCGGCAGAACCGGACAGGCCTCATCCGGATCCGAGACGGACGGCGACGACCTTGTCGGCAAGGTTCCGCAGACTAAACAAAGAAAGAAGTAGGTGGCTATGTCAGCATTTAAGGATCAGATTGCAAAAGACAACCGAACGGTGTTTATGAACCTTGACGAGTTCCCGGACGAGCACACCGTAAACGGCAAGAAAATGACGGTCATGTTCGATAACAACGAAATGATCGACAGAGAGAAGCGTTATCAGTATAAGCGTAGTCTGTACGCAGACGGCGTTTATTTGAAAGAGCTCTTGATCTATGTACTTGCGGACGAGTTCGGAGCACTTCCGGCAGTCGGGCGCACGCTGATTCTTGACGGAAAAACCTACATCATTTCGGACGCTATTGACGAGGATGGAATCTATTCTCTCTCATTGGAGGCTAACAAGACAACGGCATGATCCATTACCTGATAAACATGGACGGCCTCGAGGAAATAGAAGCCGCCCTCGGAAAAGCAAAGGACAAGTCAAAATATGTATTGCGAGCAGCAATCAATGAATCCGCAAAGGAAGTAGAGAAGCGGATGGCAAAGGGCGCAGGGCAGAGATACGCCAGACAGAAGGGCGGCATGAGACCTTATAGGGAAGTGACCACCATTAAAAAGGCGAAGATCGGCACCCTTGCGGCGATCATTGAGGTTAAGGACAGACCTTCAGAGCTGTACGACTACAAGATGAACGACCGCACCTATTACCCCGGAAGCAAGGGAGCGCCGAGCTGGATCAAAGCAAAGCAGTTAAAGAGCAGCAGGCTTAAGAAGTTATCGGCGCAGAGCACCGGAACTGATAAGCATAAAGCCTTCGTTGTGAAGTATCACAGCGGGCATCTTGCCATAGCGGAGCGTGTGCCCGGAACCCACATGAAAGGCAGACCTGAAAAGGAAGCCATTCGGTCACTATACGCTACATCGAAGCCGAAAGCGGAAGAAAAGGTGTTCAAAACGAGTATTGACCCGGAGATGTACGACATCCTGATGCGCAATATTCAGACACAGATTGAAAGATTCTTGTAGCAAGGAGGGAAGCAATGACACCGCTTGAATTGCAGGATTTACTTGTGGAGGAGTTCAAGGAGTTATTCAAGGACTACACCTACAAGACGGCATCCGGCGACCGCAAAAACCTCGCTGTTTTTCCGCAGCATATACCGATCAATGAAACGGACGAGGAGGAAGATCCCGTCCCTTATTTGATTGTAAGGTTGAGCACGGGGGACGACGATGGAACGCGGGACAGCAACAACAAAGTGAACCTCGTTGTTATTGCCGGAATCTTCGACGATGATCTGCAGGCGCAGGGACACCGGGACATTATGAACATCATTCAGAAGATTTACCAGAGGTTTCACGAGAACCCGAACTTAAAAAATAAAGCCGCATACACCGGAGAATTTCACTGGGCAGCGCAAGAGGATAACTATTATCCGTTCTATTTCGGAGCTTGCAGCATCAGTTTCTACATTGCGGCGATAAGAAGGGAGGACGAATACGCATGAGTTCAAAAACAAAAGCAGAGGTCAAGACAGATGCTCCCGTAGAGGTTGAGGAAGTCAAGTCCGAAGTTCCGGCAGAGGAAACGAGACCGGAGAAAAAAGGAAACCTTGTGTATCTCGGACCCACTATCACCGGAGTTGTAAGGCACTCGGATGTGTTCGAGGATGGCGTTTTGCCGGAAAGGACACAGAAATGCGTTGCCGATTTTCCGATGATGGAAAGGCTTTTCGTTCAGATTGACGAGATGCCCGAGGCGGTCAAAGAGTTACGCAAAGAACAGAGCGTACTGAGTACGATCTACAAGCAGACAGTAAACAAATACCAAACAAGGAGGTAAAAAAGAATGCCATACTTACATGGAATCAGGATTCAGGAGAATCCCACAAGCGTTCCCACCCCGGTCGCTAATGAGGCGGGTGTGCCCGTCGTATTCGGTACAGCACCTATCAACCTTGCGGCAGACCCCGCGAACGCAGCAAACAAATTATTCCTCTGCCATACTTTCGCAGAGGCGGTAGAGGCTCTCGGCTATTCGGACGACTACGACAACTACACGCTGTGTCAGGCCATGGACGCTTTCTTCAAGGCGTTCGGAGTTGGACCCGTAGTATTCTGCAATGTGCTGGATCCCACAAAGAACGCACACAAGGAAGCCCTGACAACTACCAGCCTTACCGTAACAAACGGACAGGCAAAGATCAACGAGGTCGGCGTTATTGAGAGCACCCTTGTTCTTAAGAACGGCAATACGGACCTTGTAAAAGGAACTGACTATACGCTTGAATTCGACGACGAAGGCAAGGTTATCATTACCGTTATCGCTTCCAGCGTTTCGAGCATTACAGCAAGCGGCAGCAAGCTTAAGCCTTCAGGTGTAACCGCTTCGGATGTAGTTGGCGCGATCAACTCTGGCACCGGAGTTTATACCGGCATCCAGCTTGTGGATAAGGTTTATCCGCAGTTTTCACTTACCCCTTCGCTTTTGCTTGCACCCGGCTGGTCGCAGAACCCCACCGTAGGTCTTGCGCTTGCGGAGAAATGCACCGACATCAGCGGGCTTTTCAAAGCAGAGTGCGTCGTAGATATCGACAGTTCCCAGAGCGGAGCTACGAAGTATTCCGATGTTGCCACCATAAAGGCAAACAGCGGTTACGCGCACGAGCACATGATCTGCTTATGGCCGCAGGTTAAGTACGCAGGTAAGAAGATGGCGTTTTCCGCTATCTACGCAGCTATGGCGTGCTACACCGACGCGAACAACGACAGCGTGCCCAGCGTTTCACCTTCCAACAGAGCGATCCGCATCGGCGCGGCTGTGCTTGACGACGGAACGGAAGTTCTTCTGGATCAGCCGCAGGCGAACGAGCTTAACGGCGCGGGCATCGTTACCGCTCTTAACCTGAACGGATGGAAAGCATGGGGCAACAATACCGCAGCTTATCCCGACACAACGGATCCTAAAGACCGCTGGATCGCTTGCAGGAGATTCTTCTCTTGGTGGGGCAACAGCTTCATCACCACCTACATGAGCAAGGTTGATAATCCCGCAAACTACCGCCTGATCGAGAGCATTGTCGATTCAGAGAATGTAAGAGCGAACAGCCTTGTTTCTACTGGCAAGTGTGCCGGACTTCGCATGGTTTACAGCAAGGACGACAATCCTATCGGCAATGTTATTGACGGTAAGATCGTATTCAGACAGTACCTCGCACCGTACACCCCCGCGGAGGACATTTTGAACATTTTGGAATTCGATCCCAGCATGATCGAAGCGGCATTAGGAGGTGAATAAGAATGAGCGCAATCGGAAATATCCCCGAGGTTATCAATAACTTCAACGCATATAACAACGGAAACGTGCTGATCGGCGTTACCGGACAGGTTCAGCTCCCCAACTTCGATGCGATCACCGAAGAAATCGGCGGTGCTGGCATCCTTGGAACATACGAGACCGGAATCCCCGGTTTCTATTCTTCCATGGCGCAGGAGATCCCCTTCAGGATCCTTGATACCGACATTTTCAGCATCATGAACCCCAGCGAGCCGGTAGACCTGACCTTCAGAGCATCGGAGCAGCACACCGTAAAGAGCACCGGTTCCCTTGACTACAAGCAGATGCGCGTAGTTGAGAGAGGTCGCCTTAAGAACTTCCAGCCCGGAAAACTCGAGCTTGGAAAGCAGATGGACGCAAGCGTTACGCTTGAACTTCTGTACATCCTTATCGAGATTGACGGCGAGACAAAGCTTGAGTACGACAAGCTGAACACCGTCTTTGTCGTAAACGGCAAAGACCTTCTGGAGAAAGTGAGGGCATATAGCTGATGGAAGATAAGAAAGATATGTTAAGAGAGCAGGAGGCAGCCAGCAAGGCTGCCTCTGTTTCCGCAGATACCACACCCAAAGCAGACGAGGCAGCAGCAGAAGATGAGGACGAGGACAGCCTGATCATAAAGCTTAAGAAGCCTTACAAGTTTGAGGGCAAGGAGTACACGGAGATTGACCTTTCCGGGTTAGAAGATTTGTCTGCCGCAGACATGATCGCAGTAAACAAGTACATGGACAGAACCGCAACCGGTATTCAGGTTATGCCCGAGGTTTCCTTGGAGTACGCCTGTGTCTTTGCAAGCAAGGCTACAAAGCTGCCGGTTGAGTTCTTCACCAACCTGCCTCCGAAGCAGGCTATCAAGGTAAAGAACCGCGTTATGGGTTTTTTATTCGGAGCGGAGTAAAGCCTTCAGACGCAAAGGCAATGCGACGCATCATTATTCAGTTATCAATGGCATTGCAGACGGGTATGGACTACTTTTCTGCAATGCCGCTTTCAGAGTTACTCGAAACCATAAAGGAGGTGTCAGAAATTGGCAGCGAACGGAAAAGAATACAAGCTGGCAATAAGAATAGCCGGTATCGTTGATAAATCCTACGATGTTGCCCTGACATCGGCCAGTGCGAGCATGAAAGGCTTTAAGGCTACCATGACGAACATTGACGGCGCTTTCAAGGAACTCGACAAGGGATTTGATAAGGTTATGCGGGTGGGTAAGACTTGCTTTCACGCAATCGCCACCGCGGCAGGGGTGGCTACCGTAGCCGTAGGAGCGGTTACGGCGGCTGCCATTAAACTTGGATCAGACTTTGAAGCGGAGATGAGCACGGTTCAGTCCATCAGCGGAGCAACCGCACAGGAGATGGCCGAGCTTTCCGAAAAGGCAAGAGAGGTAGCGAAAAACACGGTTTATTCAGCTACCGAAGTAGGCTCCGCTATGGAATACATGGGAATGGCGGGTTGGAAAGCAAACCAGATGATAGCCGGTCTTGACGGCGTTATCGCCCTTGCGGCAGCGTCCGGGGAGGATCTGGCTATGGTTTCAGATATCGTAACCGATTCCCTTACGGCGATGGGAGAAACGGCAGAACAGTCAACCCATTTTGCCGATATTATGGCTCAGGCAGCCATGAACAGTAATACTAATGTTGAGCTTATGGGAGAGTCCTTTAAGTACGCCGCGCCGGTAGCCGGAGCCTTGGAATACAGCATGGAAGATTTAACCATTGCCATCGGTCTTATGGCTTCCAGCGGTATTAAGGGATCCCTCGCAGGTACGGCTTTAAGGAATATGCTTACCCGTATGGCGAAACCGACAAAGGAAAGTCAGAACGCTATGGACGCGTTAGGGCTGTCCCTGACAAACGACGAGGGAAGGATGTATTCCCTTTTAGAGATTATGCAGATGTTACGCCAGAACTTCGCAGAAGGAACGGACACCGAGAAGATGCAGCAGGCACTTATGGATCTGGCGGGGCTCACGGATGAGCAGATAGAGGAAGTACAGTCAAGCCTTGGCGACCTTTCTGCAGCAGAGGAAGCGTTCTACGCTGCAGAGCTGGGTGGGCAAAGAGGTATGTCCGGATTGCTTGCTATTGCAAACAGCACCGACGAGGAATTTCTAAAGCTGACCGATGCGATTTATAACGCAGAGGGCGCAGCGGAACAGATGTCAAAAATTAGGCTTGATAACCTGCAGGGCGATGTAACGATCCTGAAAGACACCGTTTCAGACGCAGGGATTGAGCTTTATTATCAGTTTAACGGAGAGCTCCGAGACATTGTTCAGAAGGTAACGGAGTTTGCCGGAACGATAGCCGGGAAGATTCCTTCTGCCTTCAGGAAGATCAGCGAAGCCTTCCCGACCTTAAAGCGGAAATTTACCCAGTACGCGAAGCCGGTATTCGATGCGGGCTTGAATACGGGAAAATGGATCATAAAGCACGGCAGGGGAATTATATCAATCCTTGCGGGCATAGGAGCAGCGATGGCGGCGTACAAGATCGCCAGCAACACCTCCCACCTTATAACTTCAATCATGAAGTTAGCAAGCATGGGACCCGTAGGCTGGGTTATCCTTGGAGTAACAGCAGCCATAGCAGCACTCACAACGGCTATTGTTGCCTACAAGATGCACGAAAGAGAGCTGATAGATAATAGCCTTGAAACGCACTTCGGGAACCTTGCGCTTTCCATGGAGGAGCTCCAGAAAGTAGCGGAGTACATAACGGCAACCGATAACCTCGGAAAGATTAAAGAGGCTATGTCGGCGTTTAGCGACCTTGATGAGTACAAGCAGACCATAGACGATACCGTAGACACCCTTAACCGGATGAATTGGATGGTTTCAATCGGCATGGAGCTTGACGCAGACGATCAGGAAAGCTACAAGCAGGCGATTCAGGACTATGTAGATGCGGCGCAGAACTACGCCCTTCAGGGCAGATACGCTGTGTCCTTAAACCTTTCGGCTGTGTTCGATACGGACGATCTGGAACAGAGTAACATCGTTTCCCAGATTGACCTTTTCTATTCAGATAAGTACGACGAACTGCAGGAGCTCGGCAAGCAGCTTAACGAGGCGGTAACGGAAGCCTTCAACGACGGACTTCTTGAAATCGACGAGGTAGAGAAGATCCGACAGATTCAGCAGCAGATGGCCGAGATTCAGCAGGCTTTAGCCCTCGGAGAATATGACGCAGTCCTTTCTTCTATCGGGCTTGAGTTTAGCGGAGCGAACCTTGATTCCGACACATTCCAGAACCTGCAAGCAGAATTACGGCAGGCGGCCAACGATGTGTCCGACACATACAGAGAGAGTTACCAGCACAATCAGGCTTCGATCAATGCAGCGCACGAAGGCGGCTACTTGACGGATGAGCAGTATGCAGCGGCAAGCCAGCAGGCGGCTAACGAAATGACAAGCGGAATAGCAGCCACGAACCTTCGGGCTTTAAGATTCCAGCTTAACTCAATTTACGACGCATACGGAGATGAGATTCAGCAGTATCAAGACGCGCTTGCTTCGGTTCTTTCCGAGTACAGTCAGGAATCTTATAAATGGGATTGGGAAGAAAGACCAGCAATTATGTGGGATGCGCTTGTTCAGAAGATGGAAGAGGCGGGACCAGCTAAAGCAGATAAGCAAGCGGTCGAGGAACTTCTCGAGGGCATGGCTGACCAGATCGCGGAGATCAACGCTCTTACGGAGCAGTGGGATAGCTTATCACCTGAGGTTCAGGCAGAACTCGCAGCGGTTCGCGAGGACTTGGCGACGCTGCAGGGCATGACCGCAAGGCGGGGCGACAACCTTTTAGGCTGGGGCGAAGCAGGAGACATAGCCGGATTGTACGCAGATATGGCAAACACGGTCATGGGAGATGATCAGTACGCTCTTATAAGAGACTGGGTGGACGACTATTACGAGGAATACACCGGTTACTCATACGAGCAGGCACAGGCGGCGGCGCAGCAGGCGGCAAGCGACACGCAAGATCTGATAGATCAGAGCTTTGCTCCGGGATTCGATATAAACGCGAATGTTCGGGTAACACTTAATCCTTCGCTTACGAACCCTTCATGGGCGAACAATTTAGCGCCGAGCTTATCGCAATTTGAAGGCGAATCGCCTTACGATGCGAACGGCAACCTGAAAGGGCCATACAGTCAGACTTACATCGACGCATGGAACGCAGCGCACCCGAACGGACACGCAAACGGCGGTCTTGTTATGGATAAGGAGCTTTCATGGCTTGCAGAAAAAGGACCCGAGATGGTAGTGCCTCTCGACGGAAGCGACCGGGCTGTGTCCCTTTGGGAACAGGCAGGACAACTTCTCGGCATGAGCAGCCTTTCAGACAGGTACGATCTTGACGGAGCAACACAGCAAACTGTGTCGGTTGAGTACAGCCCGACGCTTCAATTCTACGGACAGGCCCCCGCAAAAGAGGATCTTGACGAGGCGTTGCGGATGTCGCAGGAAGAATTCAATGAGATGATGGAAAATTACCTATCAGGTAAGCGTAGGGTTTCATTCGCATAAGGAGGCAGATATGGCAAGCTTATACAAAACTGTCTCCGGGGATATATGGGATAAGATAGCGAAAGAGGTGTACGGTTCAGAATCCTACACCTCTTTCCTTATGGCGAACAACCAGAAGTATATTGATTATTTCATATTTCCGGCAGGCATTTATTTAACCATTGAGGATTTACCAGCGGAGGAAAGCACCCTCCCGGATTGGAGGCAGTAGCATGGCTTTACCGCGTCAGATAAAGATCGGAATTACATACGACGGAACAGCAAAGCAGACGGTTGCAGAGACCGTTCAGTCAAGCACCGGATCCGGAAGCGGTTCAACCTACACGGTAGTCCGGGGCGATTGCCTGTGGAACATAGCAAAGAAGTATTACGGAAGCGGAGCAAAGTACACGATCATCTATGACGCGAATGTTGACACGATAGAGTCCACGGCGAAAGCCCACGGCAAGGCGAGTTCGGATCATGGACACTGGATATGGCCGGGTGAGGTTTTAACCATTCCGGGGCAGAACCAGACGACCACAAGCACGCAGACCAGCGTTAAGACGACAGGAACGGCGAATGCTTCCCTTGCAGGAAAGATTGAAAGCCAGATTACGGCTTTTGACTATACGGATGTAGCCAGCGGGCAGAGCGATTCTGTGTCGATTACGATGCACGACATCGGACACGAGTGGATGGGTAGCCTGATGCCGATACGAGGAGCAGATATTGGAGCGAAGATTAAAGCCAGCGAGTGGGAGGGCTTAAGTTCTTTTGATTGCGGAACCTTTATCCTTGACGATATCTCCTTTTCAGGAAAGCCGACGAACTGTGTCTTGGGAGGTGTAAGTGTGCCCGCGATGGACGACTTCAAGAGTCTCCCGAGAACGCATACTTGGGAAAAAGCAACCATAGAACAGATCGCAGCGCAGATAGCGCAGTCGGCAGGTGTGGCTCTTTGCTACGATGCCCCGGCTGTCCAGATAGCGGAGATTGAGCAGAACCAGCAGACAGACAGCGCTTTTCTTTATCAGTTATGCGAGAAATACGGGCTTGCCTTAAAGGTTTACAACCACAAGCTCGTTATATTCGACATTACAGCCTATGAGGAAAAGGGCGCAGTTGTAACCTTTTCTGAAAAGGATATGGAAAAGTGGTCTTACAAAACGACCGTTGAGGGGACTTATACCGGAGTAAACCTTAACTACACGGATCCGGACACCGAGGACACGATCAATGTTTCCATGGGGGCGCAGGGGCGTATGTATTCCATGAATACGCAAGCCTCCAGCCGTTACGATGCGGAGCTGCAGGCGGCAGCAAAGGTCAATCAGGCGAACCGTTCCATTGAGACGATGGATGTCACCATAAAGCCGAGATCGGGCATTGTAGCCTCCCATTGCGTAAACATTTCAGGGCTCGGAAAGATAGACGGTAAATACTATGTGGACAAGGTAAAGCATAGCGTAGGAAGCAAGGGCTACACGATGGCGCTTACGCTTCATAAGGTACAGGCGGCGATCAAGGTAACGGCTCCTGTTCCAACAGCAGCGTCGACAGGCGGGCAGAGTTACACCGTTGTTTCAGGAGATACCCTCTGGGGCATTTCCCGGAAGTTCTACGGGACCGGAACGAAGTACGGCATCATTTACGCGGCGAACGCAGACATTATCGAGTCCACCGCAAAGAGCCACGGAAAGAAGTCCAGCGACAACGGTCACTGGATATGGCCGGGCGAAACATTCACGATACCGGAGGCGTAGCTTATGAGAATGAGAGTAGGCAAGGTAACACAGATCTTCCCAAACACCGGGAAGATTCAGGTGTTATACGAGGACGAGGGAAACGCCTCCCTTCAGCTTTCGATGATCACCATGAATCAGGAATACTCAATGCCGACAGTAGGTGACAGAGTTCTCACGATGCACATGGAGAACGGAAGCAGCAAGGGTTTTGTTCTTGGAACATATTACGGCGGAGGGATGCAGCCAAAAGCAAACAGCGGTTACAGAAAAGACTTCGGAGGGAATGCGTATGTTATCTGCAAAAACGGAGCATACAGACTTTCAGCCGGATCCGTAACGCTTTTAGGTGGAGGCGCAGCCCTTAACCTTAAAGGTAAAGCAAGCCTTGTCGGTTCAGAGGTAACAATCGGGAGTGGAGATTCGGAGGACGAGGGCACCGAGCCTGATGTTTATCTTAAGATCACCTCCGACGAGGCAGAAATAAAGGCAACGGAGAAGATCAGCCTTAACAGCGACAACGAAGCAGAGGTAAAGGCTGCCGCCAAAATCAACATAGAAAGTGACACCGGAGCGAACCTTACGCTTGATTCAGAGTCGGAATTGAAAGCCCCGACGCTTGTTATTGAGGCAGACGACTTGACGCTTAAGTGTTCCTACGGGGAAGAAACCTTCGAGAACATTCTGAAGCGCATAGAGAGGATAGAAGATCAGCTCGGGCTTCCGCACACGATATAAGGAGGCGCTATGGCACAGATAGGCAATTTAGGAAAATTGATCGTATTCGAGGTAAGCAGCAAAAAGGTACTTACTTTTGACAATATGCAGCAGACTGTCTCCGGCAGATGGGCGCAGCACGAACCGATAGGCGGGAAGCCTGTGTCCGAGTTTTTAGGACCCGGGCAAAGAAAGATAACGCTTCCGATTTTCATTTCGGCTATGCACGGAGTAAAGCCCAGAAAGACCATTGAGAAGCTGGAAAAGGCAGCGGAGAAAGGAAAGCATTATCCATTCGTTGTCGGTGGAAAAAAGATAGGAAAAAATGAGTGGGTTGTGGAAAGTATAAGCGAGACTTGGGGCGAGATCATAGACGGCGGCAAGCTCCTTTCGGCGCACCTTAACATTACCCTTTCAGAGTACAAATAAGGAGGGATGGCCATGAGTTTATTCTTGGACGGCGAAGCCGAGGGCTTTACGCCGGAAGAATTCGAGGACATAAAGATGTGCCTTGAAACGCTTCTTTCCATCAGAGCAGGAAGCCAGCCGTTAGACAGAGAGCTCGGCATAGACTACGAGCAGACAGTAGGCTTCCCGCTTGATGTAGCGAAGAATATGCTTTCCCTTGAAATTATTGAAAAGGTAGAGAGATACGAGCCGAGAGTAGAGGTTTCCTCGGTAACATTTACCGGGGACGCAGACGGACAGCTTGTGCCTCACATATATTTCGTAAAGGCAGGAGGATGAGCGTATGACCACATTCAACACAGATAATTTCCCGGACATCAGCTTTATCGAAGATACCACGATAGACGAAGTCCTTACCCAGATGATAGACGACTTTCTGGCAAAGTACGAGGAAATAACCGGGGAGAAGATCTCGCTGGCACAGGCGAATCCGTACCGCCTTATAATCTACGCTGCTGCGGTTCAGATATATCAGGCAATGCAGTACGCAGACTATGCGGGCAAGCAAAGCTTTCTTACATACGCTTCCGGGGACACGCTGGACAACCTTGCGGCACTCCGAGGCGTAACGAGAATAGAGGCGACAGCAGCAGTTACGACGATTCAGTTTTCCATCGCCTCCCCGATAGCCTCCGCTGTGTCGATTCCGGCAGGAACGAGAGTTACAAACGGAAACGATGTTTACTTCGCTACGGATGAATATGCGGAGATACCTGCAGGACAGACAAGCGTTTCAGTTACGGCGACCTGCACCGAGACAGGAGTGGTCGGAAACAACTTCGCCGTAGGAGAACTGAATACGGTAGTAAACACGCTTCCGTATGTGGTTTCAGCATCGAACATCATAGCGACAGGCGGCGGCGCGGACAAGGAAAGCGACGAGAATCTGAAGGAAAGAGTTTATTCCACGCCCGGAAGCTATTCCACAGCGGGACCGTCCGGAGCTTACATTTACCACACAAAGAGCGTTTCTTCGGAGATCGGCGATGTTGCCGTTTCTTCGCCGGATCCTTGCGAGGTAGTAGTTAAGTTCATTATGGCAGACGGGAGCCTTCCCAGCGCAGCCATGATTCAGAAGGTACAAGCCTACCTTGACGACAACGACATAAGACCACTTACGGATCAGGTAACAGTAGGTGCTCCGAACACGAGTATTTACAACATAAACCTGACCTATTACATAGGCGCAAGCGATACCTCGGCTGTGTCTACTATTCAGGACGATGTAGCGGCGGCTGTGTCCGCTTATAACATCTGGCAGACTGAAAAGATAGGCAGAGACATCAATCCGTCGTTCCTGATCAAGAAGATCATGGAAGCCGGAGCAAAGCGAGTAGTGATTACTTCGCCCGTATTTACGGCAGTTGATGAAAGCACCGTAGCAAAGACAGGCACGGTGACCGTAAATTACGGTGGGGTGGAAAGTGATTAAGCTTAAGGACAGTCAGATAGCACAAATCCTTCCAGATTACCTCTCGGAAAGACCGGAAGTCAAGTCTTTATCGTATGCGATTTCGAGGGCAGTACAAAGGTGCCTCGGATATTCAGACAAAACAAGCATTTACGCAGACCTTGACCACGCACCCGACGAGGTTCTGGATATGCTCGCCGTTGAGATGGGAACACAGTATTACAACACATCCCTCCCGACGGAGAGAAAGAGAGATCTTATAAAGAACACGCTTATATGGTATGCGAACGCCGGTTCAAAGAACGCAGTTTTGGAGCTTGCAAACTCCATCTACGGCGGCAACAGCGGACTTGAAGAATGGTTCGAGTATAACGGCGATCCCGGTATGTTCCGGCTTTATGTTGACATAAGCGACAGCGCGGAGAATCCGACCAGCGACCACGATGTGCAGGACATCGTAAACCGCATGGCGAAGTCGAAAAGGCTTTCTGCACACCTTGAAGATCTTTCGTACATGATAAAGCACGCGATAGAGATCCGAAAGAAGATTGAAAGCTGGATATACAGCACGCCGGAATGCGGAACGATTTATTGCGGAACATATCCGATACCTTCTACTTTGGGTTATTCCGAGAAGGACGGCATAAGCATAGGAGCGCATCCGGACGGATTCATTTACACGCCGGACTTCACAGGCACAAAGCCTGTTGTTTCCGTCAAGGGTTATTCGGTTGACGGAACAGAGGAAGTAAGCGGAAGGGCAGATGCCTATAACGCTTATCCGGTAGAAAGCGGAACAGCGAACACAGGAACATTGCCGCAGATGTCCGTAAAGGGACTGAGCCTTTCAGAAAGCCAGAGCGTAAACGCCATGGCCGAGGCGTATATTATTGCACCTACCGAGAGCGGAACAAAGTACTGCGGAACATAAAACGAAAAGGAGGATATAACAGATGGCTTTTTTCACGCAAACCTTCCTGAACGCCAGACGAACAGAGCTTCTGAACAGCGTACACCGCTTTCAGTATCAGCTCAACGGTTCCACTTGGCGGGATGGAACGATCAACAGCAAGGCAGTCAACGGGACGGATGTGGTAGTTATGGTAAACGCACCCTCCAGCGGAGTAGCAGATACCATTACCGCAGTCAGAGTTTATGACAACAACGGAAACCTTGCGGGACAGCAGGCGGTCAGCCTTTCGAGGACGAGCCTTAACGCAGCCCTGTTACGGTTTACTTTCCCGTTGATTGAATCTTAAGGAAAGGAGGAAGCAAAGAAATGGCATATCCCCGTAGCTATTGGGTCGATCATGTAGTAGATCAGCAAGGACAGGTTATTCAGCAGGGAACGCTGCAGGATCAGGCTCACTTTAACAACGCAGAAGTCGGCATTTCCGACGCGCACCTTGCACACGCAATCTCCCAGTTTAAGCAGATTCAGGAAGATTACGACTATCAGGACGAGCTTAAGACGCTTGACCTTGCTATGAACAGCCTGCCGTGGCCTTTCAACAACAAGGAAAACACCGTCGCATTAAGCCAGCTCCGCGAGAGTATCAACTATTCCGTTGAGATCAATGTGCTTGGTTACAGCGGCGGCCTGCTTGGCAACATCAGAGTAACAGAGAGAGCAAGGAACGGCTTTAAGCTGCTTCACGACGGATCCGCTACCCATGTTCAGGTAGCAGTCAGGATTTCCGGCGGCATGACGGATCCCATGCTCGATGAGAGCGACATCGAATAAGGAGGTAAAAAGCAATGATTATCGTTGAAAAAAACGAGGGAACAAAAATTGACTACTTGGAAAACGGCACAAGGCTGAGCTTCGCAGACGGCGAGCTTACGCTTAACCTTGCCAGATACCAGAAGGACGACGAGGTAGTTATGAAAGACATCATGGTTGATTCTGAGGGCTTTCTTACTACCGGAAAAGGACGCTACTTTGTAGCACAGGTCGAGATCCCGGCAAAGGAATACGACGAGGAAACCGAGACCGTCACCGAGGAAGTGGACGGCGAGGAAGTAGAGCGCGAGGTAGTAACGAGAACTGCAAAACCGCTTGATATGGACAAGGTAACACTTTACCTTTTCAGCATTGACGGCATTGTCATTTACTAAAAGGAGGAAGAAAAAATGGGTTTTGACGCAGCAGAACTGGCACTCAAGAGCGTGTGCCCCAGCAACAAAATGATCTATGACGATAAGGAGATGCCGAGCATCTTCGTATATATTCCGAAGTTCAGACTTTGCGATGTACTTTCTACCGCAGACACCAGCGTGCATCCCGCCTTCAGAAGAAACGGCGTTGAGATTGACGGCTTCTATTTCGGGAAGTTTGAGACGCATCACTATAACGGCAGGGCGTATAGCCTTCCCGGAGAGGATCCCAGCGCAAACGCTACGCATGATACTTTCGTATCTTACGCAAGAGCAAAGG